ATGAGTCAGAAACCATCAATCCCCAAGGGAACACGTGATTTCGGTCAGCGGAATATGGCCGAAAGGAATTATATCTTCGACACCATCAAGAAGGTCTTCAGGACTTTCGGCTATGCCCAGATCGAGACTCCGGCTATGGAGAATCTGTCAACCTTGCTCGGAAAATATGGCGAGGAAGGGGACAAGCTTCTGTTCAGAGTCCTGAACTCCGGTGACTGTTTCTCAAAGGTCAACTTTGAGGATTACCGCAATGAGGAAGGGGGAGTGAACAGTGTCGCTCTTTCCAAAGAGATTTGTGAGAAAGGTCTTCGCTACGACCTGACCGTGCCTTTTGCCCGTTTCGTGGTCCAGCACCAGAACGAGATCTCCTTCCCGTTCAAGCGTTTCCAGATCCAGCCGGTCTGGAGGGCAGACAGGCCGCAGAAGGGACGTTACCGTGAGTTCTACCAGTGCGACGTGGACGTGATCGGCAGCAAATCTCAGGTCAATGAGCTTGAACTCGTGCAGATTGTGGACAAGGTGTTCAGCCTTCTGGACGTGAATGTGCTCGTGAAGATCAACAACAGGAAGGTCCTGACGGGTTTCGCCGAGATCTGCGGATTTCCGGACAAGGTGGTTGACATCACTGTGGCCATTGACAAACTTGACAAGATCGGCCTTGAGAGCGTTGAGGAGGAGATGCGTGAGAAAGGTCTGACCGACGGTGCGATCGCCGTGATCGAGCAGATTCTGAAACTGTCCGGTTCCACTTCCGGGAAACTGGCTTCGATGCGCTCGCTGATGAACGGCGGCTCCGCTTCCGGACTCGTTTCCGAGACAGGCCTCAAAGGTCTTGACGAGCTTGAGGAACTTTTCGGCCTGATCGATGCTGCCGGTGTAAAATGCCCGGTAGAGATCGATCTTTCCCTTGCCCGTGGCCTGAATTACTACACAGGTGCCATCTTTGAGGTGAAAGCCCTTGATTTCCAGATCGGAAGCATCTGCGGAGGCGGTCGTTACGACAATCTTACCGGAATATTCGGTCTTCCGGATATGTCAGGAGTGGGCATCAGCTTCGGCGCCGACAGGATCTATGATGTCTTGAAAGGCTTGGATAAGTTCCCTAAGTCATTGGCTTCCAGCACCACGCTTCTGTTCGCTTGTATGGGTGTCGAAGAGCTTCGCTACGTCCTTCCTGTCGCCGCCGCGTTGCGCTCAGAAGGTGTCTCCGTTGAGGTTTATCCGGAGCCGTCAAAACTCAAGAAGCAGTTTGACTACGCCGAGAAGAAGTCCATTCCGTTCCTTTCCATCAACGGTGGCAACGAGGTCGAGGCCGGCGTCATCCAGCTCAAGAACCTCACCACCGGCGAGCAGAAATCCTTCGCCAAGACCGACATCGCCGGAATGAAGGTGTTTATGAATATATAAGGATAAGAAATCTGTAGAACATATATCTGTAGGAAGTCTCCTTCTGAAATTTTGCACGTTACCAAAATTTCAGAAGGAGACTTCCTACAGAGTGATTCAGATCCGAACATTTTTTTGAAATATGTTTTGCATTTCAGAAAAATATTCCTACCTTTGTAGTCCAACATCGCGGGGTAGAGCAGTTGGTAGCTCGTCGGGCTCATAACCCGGAGGCCGGAGGTTCGAGTCCTTCCCCCGCTACGAATTTGCCGTAACTTCTTGTGTATCAAGAAATTGCGGCAAAATTATTAAAAATGCTGCGCCAGATTTGCGCCAAAAAAATTCGCGGTCTGAGCCGGTTCCTGTCAAACCTTTGTTGGGGAGTTCAAAAATTTCCCCAACAAAAAAAATGTCTTCAAGTCTCCGCACGACGAATGGCTTTATTCCGGCAAAAATTGCCGAGGGAAAGCGTTGGTATGTTGAATTCTATTGCCTCGATCCGGAAACCGGTCGCATGAGAAGAAAGAGGGTGTCTGTGCCTAAGATAAAAGGCGTGACCGCCCGCAGAAGGTACGCCAACGACATGGTCATCAACATCAACGACCAGCTCTCGCAAGGATGGAATCCCTACCTGTCCCTGAACAATCCGGAGGAATACACTCTTTTTGATGATGTCTGTGAGAAATACTACCGCTATCTGTACAAGTTGACGGAATCGGACATCATGCGTGTCAAGACCTACAACGGCTATACCTCGTTCCTGAATGTGTTCCGTGCCTGGAATAAGGATCAGGTCAAACCTGTATGCTACGTCTACCAACTAAAGTCATCTGTTGTCTCGAAGTTCCTCGACTGGCTTTGGCTCGATTGCGGGAAGGCTGCCAGAACCAGAGACAATTACCTCTCTTGGCTTCGCAGCTTTGCCGGATGGCTTATGGAGAAGAACTACATCAGCGAGGACTTCACGGCGAATCTTACCGCCGTTCAGGGAAAGCGCAAGTGTGCAAAGAACCGCACCGTCATCCCGAAGGAGACGATGCTTGCCATCCGTGAATATTGCGGCGACCGCAACCGTCACTATCTTTTGGCTTGCTACGTTCTCTATTATTGCTTCATACGCCCCAAGGAGATGAGCCATATCCGTATAGGCGACATCTCGGTAAAGGGAGGAACCATTTCCGTCAGGGCTGAATATTCAAAGAACCGGAAGGATGCCGTTGTGACCCTCCCGGATTGCGTGCTCAAACTGATGCTCGACCTTGATGTCCTGTCATGTCCCGCTGATTGGTATCTTTTCAGTTCCGGATTTCGCCCGGGTCCCGAACACCATCCGGCTAAGCATTTCGGTGATTTCTGGACATACCATCTGAAAAAGGATCTGAAACTCCCTTCCGAGTATAAGTTCTACAGCCTCAAGGACACCGGCATCACGGATTTGATCAAGGCGCGCACCGACCTCCTTTCCGTCCGTGACCAAGCCCGCCACCATTCCCTCCAGATGACCGACCTCTACACCCCTTTGGAGACACGCACCGCCAATGAGTCTATCCGCCACCACGAGTCCTACTTCTAAAAAAGCGGCACCCCTCCGGATGCCGCCAGTCTGCCAAAGAAAATGAAGTACTCGCTTTGGCCCGAAGGCCGATTGCAATCAAGCGAATTTGACAGACGAAAATGTTTGTCCTAATCTTCTTATTCCGTCCTCGATCTTCTTGGCTGTCTTGGCGGACGGATGCCTGTAGCCGCTGATGTAGTGTCCAAGCTGTTTCTGGTTGACACCAGTAATTCTTTCAAGTCCCGAAAGTGTGATGAGATATGCGTATTCCTGAAGGAATGATGGGATGTCATACTGGTAGCTGAACTCAACCTCCTCGAATGGTTTCCCAGTTTCGGCATAGTATTTTTTGATGTCCTCATAACCATCCTCGAACACCTTGCGCGCCTCTTCCACAGTCTTCCCGGTTCCGGTGACAAGATAAGGCATATCGTCAGCATCCATATAAATGCTGTAATTGCCATCTGATGCCTTTTCAATAATTGCGTTAACCTTTCTCATAACTGTAATTTGTTTTTTATGTGTAAGACAGTGGGGATTAAATCCCCGCTGCCTTTTTGATTTGTGCTAATGTTCCGGTCGCCACTTCGTCAGCTCCGTGATTGCTGACCTTGAACATCTTGTTTGTTTTTGGGCTAAACCAGAGAGGGTGTCCGCTTTGCTGTCTTCCAGTGTCGTAGCACCCCGCCTTTTTCAGTTGCCTCATTAACTCGTTGTACTTCATACTTCATTTTCTTAACTGGTACAAAGATAGTATTAATTCTATCATTACGCAAGTTTTCAGGCAACTATTTTCAAAATATTTACCACTCGACAAGGCTGTAGGAGAGACCGGCGCCGATGTAGGGTAGAGGGGTGATGCGGTTGTCCTGGAAGGTTATGCCGTAACCGGCCTGGATGCCTACTGACCAGTGGTGTCTTTTTCGTGCCGGCGCGGAAAAGATCTTGGTGACTGTCTTCGTTTCCGGAAAGACCTGGATCTGGTCGAGGCTTGGCTGGTAGCCGGACACTATCGCACGATAGTCCTTGCCGGAATATTCCTTCCGCTCTTTGGGGAGCTGGACGAAGGTGGTGTCGTGTATGATCACGATGTCGGGATAGGCGACAAGGAGTGTGTCAGTGATGGTGGTTAGGATGGGGACGGGGGTCTCGACGGTGACGGTGTCCCTTATGATCAGGGTATCAGCCTTGGGTGTCTCGATGGCTTCGGCGACCGCCGCGCGGTAGCCCAGCCTCCAGCTCAGGACGGAGACAGCCGCCACCAGCGCGGCGACAAGCAGAAGGATCCCCCCCGGCTTCATCGCCTCACGCCTCCGATGTCATCGGCCCAGCGCTCCGATTAAAGCCGGGGCGTGGCCATGATCCGTCGTCAAGGATCTCCCAGTCCTCCAGAAGGATATCCGATTGCGACGCAAGCCATCCTGTCAGCACAGCCTTCCTTCCTGTCGAATCGTGGGTGAACATGCAGATGGTGCCAAGCGCGGGAATCTCGCCTCCGTTGCCTTCGGCAAGGCTTTTAAGGAGAGGATCCTTGCACCACTCCGCCTTGACGACAGCCTCTGGTTTAAGCCATAAAAACATTCCTTTTCCGTTCCAGCCCTTTCGGGCAACTCTCTTGCCCTGCTTCAGGGCCTCGATAGCTTTCCCAAAATCCATAATAAAATAAATAAAAATGTGTTGATTAAACGTCTTCGCTTTTTGATCATTTTCGTGGTGTCGAGAAAATGATCAAAATCCGGCTATAATCCGGCTATCCTCACCGCCTCACGCCTCCGAGCCTGTCGGCCCACCGCTCCGTCCAAAAGTGGGTGTAAGGCTTGTACTTTTTCTTCCCGCAAAGGTCGTAGTGGACGGCGGCGTGGCAGAGTGACTGCAAACCTATCAGCGGCAGGTACAAAGGCCCGAGCATCCTCGACTGCCTGACATGCCCGAACTCGTGGCTCAAGGTGTTATCGCTTGCGAGCCAGTTTATCACGACATACTCTCCCAGCGCCACCGCCTTGCCGCTGGCGAGCGAGTCCGTGCGGAGGTACAGGATGCCATGTCTGGAAAAATAGAACCATTCCGCGCCGGTCTTGTCCGCCTTCCGCTCGTAATGCTTCTGGACGATGATTCCCGCGACATTCTGCGGGATCTGCCACGCCCACAGAAGGGCGTAGGTCATTCTCTTCAGTAACTCTTTCATAATACTTAAATATTAGTGTCAAACGCAAATTAATTGTTACTTTCCGCAATCCGGAGTCTTTGCCCCTTGTACCGCCTGTTGTAGATCAGCTGCCGCCGCTGCGGTCCTCCCCTGCGGTGGCTGATGTGTACGAATGTCGGATAGAGGATCATCTGGTCCACCTCCCTCCAGATCTCCGGCGTGTCCCTGACAACCTTAGCCAACAGGTAGGGATCCGCGGCCGCTATGTCGGCGGCCTCCCCCTTGATATGCTGCGAGGTCGGGACTCCTCCCACCGCCATGTTGAGCTCCGGGCATCGGTAGCCGCTGTTTATCCGCAGCGGATGTCCCACCCTGTCACGGAGCGGCTGGAGAACCTTTTCAACAAGCTCCTTCACCGCGTCGCGCACCGCGAACGAGGTGATCACGTTGCAGATGCCCCCGCGCTCCGCCGTCGGCGAGGCCTCGAACTCACGGTAACTGAAATCCTTACTTATCGTCCCCATTGCCATTCTCCATCTTTGCGGAGCCGAACGGCGGCTCCCTGTCCATACACTTGATCTTCCTGCACCGGAAGGCGTTCAGATAGGCCACCTTGCTGCCCAGCTTGTCGCCGCGGTCACGTAGCGTCCCGATGCTTTTGTACAACTGGTCTATCTTGATGTCCTTGTCCGCAAGCTGTTGCCTAAGCGCCTCCGACTCGTTCTTGTACTCATCCACGAGCCCGCGCCACTGCTCGATCGTCTTGGAGACGTTCTCCAGCACCGAGGCGGTCTTGCGGTCGCCAAGGAAGTAGATTGTCGTGAACGCCCCAGATGTGATCAGCGTCACTATGATGCTTGTCCAGTCCATGCGTCTCCTCCCTATTCAACTACCTCGACATACAGCCCCACCAGAGCGGCCAGGTCGTGCGTGAGCGCCTGCCCGCTGTCCCTGGTGCACTTGTAGAGGACGCCGCCCTGCGTGTAGTACTTGCCGTTGAATATCTCCATAGGCGGCGTGTACTGGATCGGGTCGTCCTGCGTACCCGCCGGCTCGACCTCGATGACCTCATAGAGCGCGGCTGTGGCCAGGCTTGGCGGCTGGTTATCCAGCACTGCGGCCACATCCTGGCGCACCCTCCAGAGCTTGCCGTCGTGGGACACGACCTGTCCTTTAGTCAGCGACTTGCTGACATAGGTGTCCCATGAATACACCAACAGCGGCCTTTTCAGCGCCTCTTCGTCGGAGATGTCTGTGCGCTCGTTGTACTGCTCCAACAACATCTCATGCAGCTGGTCATTAACGGTCGGCTGCGGCTCCGGCGGAGCAGGAGGGGAATATGAAATCCAACCATCCGCCAGCACCATCTCCTCTGTCGGGTTGATGATCTGGATGTTACCCTTAATAATGACTATTCGTGACCGGTCACGAATAGTTCCGTCCTTTATATAAAACTGTATGTCCATAACTAAGATAGTTTTTTAATTACAAATGTTCCGGGGAGATTATCATAATACCTCAGGCCCTCGCCCGTGTCCGTGGTTCCGGGCCTCGTTCCGCTAACTTCTTGCGTTCCGTTCACGTAGAGTTCCACGTCCATTGTGTAGTAAGGACTGGAGGTCGATACAGTGTTGACCTTAAACCGCAGCTCCAAGGCGATGCTGTCGCCCACGTGCACAGTCGCAGAATATAGCGAGGTGCCTAAAAGTGCGATGGAAAGTTTTTCCTTTGAGCCCCATTTCTCAAGCTTTGCGTAGCACATTCCGCTCAGAACGCCATGACCTCCTAATATCTCGAATAGATAATAAGGGTGGTAGTTGGAAGATGGTATCGTTCCCGCCCAGCTTACGGAGTAGGACGCCCCAACCTTCATGACCATCGCCGGCATCGATCCACTATGGGTCGCGGTGGTAGTATTCACAAGGATCCTCTCGCCTGGTGCGCAGCCCATCATTAATTTCCTCATCAAGCCCATATCCTTTCCTCCCGTTATGATGACGCCTTGAATACACCGATAGTAGCACAGTTGTTAACGATGACCAACTGGTAACAAGTGTTACCCTCAAACGTAGGAACCTCGCCGTTCTGCCAACGCACGTCTGCCGGAACTGTCAGCGTGTAGTCTTGATTGGGTACATAGAACTGGCAACAATACTCCTGCCCGTCCATATCTGCACCAGCTGGTAGTGTTAGCGTCAATCTCACGCACCTCCCCACGATGTGGAACTTGTCCGCGGCCAGCTCGATGGACGGTGTGTCCGCCACATATGAGGTACCGTAGCCGATTGTGCTCGGGATGGTCTTGACGACCTCCCTCTTCCTGGCATACCCATCGAGGCTTTGGTGTTCGGTCAGGAACCCGCTGTCGTTTGTCAGCTGCGATGTTTTCGTAGGGATATCGGAGGCTTTGGCGAAGCCACTCAAGTCATCCTGCGTGATAATTTGATAATTACTTAAGCTTGCATTATATGTGCCATTCAGCGATGATATAATAAATGTGCTTACGGAGTTGCCGAACGATTGCGTTAATGTGATATAGGTGCTACCCCCGACAGAGTAAGCACTCGACGAAAGAACTTGACCGTAATTCACGAATATCTTGTGTGCGTCAACTGCTGCCTTAACATCGTTAAACTGTTCGGCAGTCAGAGTTGTGTTGTTTCCCGGCGAGGTTGAGATGAGATTCGTTAGCCACCCGATGTCGTAGGTCTGCGGGGCCGCGCCGGCCCTGTCAAGAAGCGCCTCCACCTGTGCGCCCGTATATTTGCTGTTATATTCCATATTCAGTTACATTTGATTTGTCTTCAGTACGTTGAACGTCCCGCCGTCCGACAGGATGAAGTCCATGTCCGAGCCAGCGAAAGGCTCCCTCATTCCCGCCTGAGTGACGGTCAACGTGGCGGATGGCCCTTTCGTGGTGGCCGCAGTGACCTCTACCGAGCGATCACAGCCCTCGTTCGGGTCGGCCTCGACGGAGACGACTCCTGGACCTTTCCCGGACACCGGGGATATTCTCAGCCAATCAGGTAATGCCATGATGTTCTGTTTTTTTAGAATAAATTAGAAGATGAGAGGGGTAAAACCCCTCCCACCTTATGACAGTCTTATTCAAGAGTCCAGCTGTCGTTTGACTCTATAGTGAGCGTCTTGGATTCTCCGGCAGCCACAAAGGTGAGGCTCTCTGGAGTAAGGTTGATATAAGAAGAAGAACCCTGCTGACTGAACGTGAAGTCTCTGGTAGCAGTCTTGCTGCCCTCGCCAGTGACAGTTACTGTCACTACAAAGCCTCCACGAGGCTCGGTAGTAGGGTTGGCTCCAACAGAGACGATGCCGTCAGAAGAGAGAGCAAATCCAGTTGCAGCGGTCTTGACCTTTGGACTGAGATCAAAGACAACCGCAGCAGTATCGCTGGCCTCTGTTCTGGTAGCACCCGAAGTATAGGTGACAGTCTGCTTGGCTCCAACATAGGAGTTGTCTGTCATGTTGCGACTCTGGGTACCATCAGCCTTGAGTGAAACCTCTGTGGCAACGGCAGAGTCAAAGGTAATGTCACCGTAAGTGGCGGTATTGGCTGCCTGATATACATCCACAGAAGCGGACTTGGTAGCTGTAGTCTTCCAGGTAACTGTAGCAGTGAGAGTGCCTTTCTTAGTTCTGTTGGTAACAGTAGTGCCAAGTGAAGCAGCTGAAACTCCCTCACTAAATGTGATGGTGCAATCATCAGAGCCGTTGGTAAGGGCAACATCACTAGTGACTGAACCCGAGGTGTAAGTCTGTGAACCCTTGGCTGTAACCGTAGTAGAAGATACTGAACCTCCGGAAGCCGGAATGTCAGCTGGAGCAGCCAGTGTCACATCTGTAACGGCATAGGTTACAGAGTTAGCCTGCTGGCTAACTGAAACCTCTTTGGAAGCAGACTTGCCATTAGCATTGAGGGTGATGGTTACAGTACCTGAAATCACATCTCCAACTACTGTTGTACGGGATTCAGCAGATATCTGACCAGTAGCTGGGTCAAGGGTAAGAGCTGAAGGCCATCCGGTCTTAGTTGCATAAGCAACAGTGCCACCAGTAGTAATGGTACCACCACCCGAGGTAACACCGTTCCATCCCCAAGGCTGGGAGAAGGAAACAGAAGGAGCATCAACTGTACCACCGGCAGCAGGGATTTGCTGATAAGTGCCCACGGTGAGGGTAACAGCACCATAAGACTTAACACCCTTGGCCTGTGTGATGACGATAGCATCAGTGACAACATCTCCGTTACCATTCTGAAGCTTGATCTCCAATGTTCTGGCAGCTTCGGTCTTGTTCTCTGGGATTTTAATGTCGATAGTGAAGGAGAATTCTGCATCCTTACCTGGATCACCGTCAATAACAGTGTCGGTCTTTCCATCCCAAGAATCGTCATTGACTGCGTTGACTTGAATCTTGTAGGTAGCACCAGGGATAATCTTGCCAGTAGTCTCGGCCACCTTGATGTTTGCCGTATTTGCGGTACCAGTGATCTGAAGAGTGTCAGAACCATCAGAGTTGCTACCCTTTGCAGCGGCATTGTAGGTCTTGGTCGGCACATTAATGAACTCAGCCTTACCGGCCTGAGAAACCGAGGTGGTGTCGGTTGCACCTCCAGTTGTTTTAACGGTAATTGTTCCACCTCTCTGCTGACGCCCCGTGTACTCACTGGCGGTAACAGTTGTGGAATCGTTCATGGAACCTGAGCTCTTGCCCAGTTTAATCCAACTCGGTTTTGCCATATTTTAATGGTTTTTAGAAAGTTAATAAATTAACCTTTGTTAGGTGTTTAGTCGTTGTGTTTGACTCCAAGAGTCCATGAAGCATTAGACTCTATGGTTAGATCTTTAGTGCTCTCTGGGTCCGGGAATTCTAAGTTCTCTGGAACAAGTTTGACGAACTCACTCAGAGGCTGATGCTTGTGCATCATCAGAACTCTAAATACACTCATAACTTAGACTTTTGGAAATTCTCCCCAGACAGCTAGAGACCCTATCACTGAGATCACATATATGTGATCAGGTTGAATAACAGGAGCCTCTCCGTTCATCCATTTAATGGTGGAATCACCTGTGATAGCATGAATGGTTGCTCCCACTTCGATAGTATAGACAGTCTCTTTGTGAGATGCACTTGCCTGAACAATGTAATCGTCCTCGAGCTCTGGGACATCTACGTAGGTGACCCCATCGAGTCTATCGAGAACCTCTTTTAAGGTCTCATTCTTGTGCTTGACCTGGTCCGAATCTGTGACATATTGTCCCTTTAATGGTCGTCTTAGTTCTCCATAGATCTTGATATAATCTGCCATGATATTCTAAGTTTTAAGAGATAACAATGGTCATAGAGTCAGTCCCAGGAAGATCCCTAGTCCGATAGCACTTATAGGTTCCCAGTGGAGTAGAAGCCTCTACTGGAGCCAAGAACGGAACATCGAAACCACCAGATGTAACCTTGTTGATAGACATGGTGTTAGGGACGCAGAGCCACAAGTACTTAGTAGCATCATCATTGTTAAGAGTCTTGGTACCATTGAGAGAAGATCCTCCCTTAGTCAGTGAAGTGATAGTCAACTCATTTCCTGTAGTGGCCTTAGAGAATCCATAGTATACTGGGAGATAAAGATTAGCACTGATAGACCTTGGTGAGTTCTTTATGGTAGTACTGCCCTTCTTGGCAGTGACTGAGCCAGATTTGTAGCCCAGAGTAGAGAGAGTGAATTTTTCTGAGCCCTCAGCTACATTCTCCAAGGTCTTAGTCTCGCCGTTGAACTGGATCTGGACAGTGTCAGCTACTACTGGCTTAGAGTTTCTGAGAACCCTGAAAGATACACTGACCTCTACTGAGTTACCTGTCCATTCTGCCGAAGACGGCGAGATGGAAGCCTCAAGTGAAGTCGGGAAGCAGTAGTCCTGCAGCTCCCTTATGGCTCCTGTCACGACTCTGTTCTGCACGCAATTCTCACTGGTCTCAGAAAGTTCGGAGTCAGGCTTGCAGGATTCACCTGGTGTGGGATCAGGGACATCTCCACCGCCCGATGTCTCTTTATCCACATAGAGATTGACAATACAACTGTCTTCCTGAACCCCGGAAGCATCGTTGCATGAGGCAACCCTTATGACTCCGTGCTGAAGTATCCTCTTCTTGATGCCGGAGCCATTGACGAAAACGACTTCCACCCCATAGTCGCCTATCGGGAGAGAGCCGGTTTCAACGAGTCCTCTGATCTCGTTGGTCGTGACAAACCGTGCTTTGACGGCGACTTTCCTGTCGGAACCTACCACCTTCGCCATTATTTCGGAGCAGTCCTCCAATTCGTAGGCTCTGTCTTGGCCGAACGTCAGTCCTTTCGACCAAAGGCAGATCCTGATAGGGAAATCATTTCCCCTGACGACATGGAAAATGTCGTTTCCTTCGTTGTATGCGCAATGATTGTTCATATTCATTAATGTCTTATCCTTGTTCTATAGTCGTATCCTCCTCCTGGGACACCTCGCATCTCATTGTCATCGTGGAAGAACCAGCAGGATACAGTGTGATATGTCCGGTTCTTGCCGATCCTGTGTAGTTTGCCCTTGCCACAAGGTCGGTTTCGTGGTCGCCGGATCCCTCGGTGATCCCGTCGCTGACAAAGCACCAGTCCGGAAGAGTCAGTCTCCAGCCGGCGCTGTCTTTGTCTGTTATATTGAAAACCACTCCGTCGCCACCAGCCTCAAATGCCAGCGTCGCCGGGAGATCCCAGGTGGCGGCGGTCTTTGCCGCCGACTGTTCAATCGTGAACGACTTCGAGTATGTCCCCTGTCCGTCCGCCCTCGTCCCGGTCACCGTGACCTTTCCGGTGCGCTCCGTGGCCGCCGTGTTGGCCCCTAAGTTCACGACGATCGTCTTCGAAACTTCATTGAGGTTGACGGTTGCCCCCTCGAGTGCGCCAGTAACTGTCGCCGTCAGCCCTGTGAGGTTCTTGGAGGAGAAAAACTGCGTGACACTCGTGGTCGTGGCCGGGACGCGGAACGTATCCTGTAGGAAGCTTATGGACGGATCCAGCTCGGACGACGCCCCGGCCGCCTGTATGACCGTGACCGTGGCCGTCTTTCCGTCCGCTCCCGTGAACAGGATGGTTCCGGTTCTCTCCGATCCGGTGTTGGACTCCAGAAGCATGATTCCGTTCGTCCCGTCTCCGGTGCCGTCAACCGCGTCGATGTCCAGCCAGTCGTCACCGCTCGTCACTTCGGCCGTCCACGACTGGTTCGCCTCTATCGTCAGCGTTCCGTCCGCATTCGTGAACCGCGTCCTGTCGGCTGGGGCGTTGATTGTCGTAGGCGTGACGCGCAGGTAGGTCTCAGTGACCGCTGCCGCCGACTGTTCAATCGTGAACGACTTCGAGTATGTCCCCTGTCCGTCCGCCCTCGTCCCGGTCACCGTGACCTTTCCGGTGC